GTTTCAATAATAATTCCATTGGGAAGAATGAAGTCAGGAGTATAAGTGCTAAGTCGCTCGTACTCAATGACTAAAGATTCGTATGTATACTTTATACCACAGCGTCTTAGTTGTGATGCTATTCTCTGTTCAAATCCAGACCTAAAAGTCTGCTTTGATAATGTCTTGTTCTTCTTCTTCTTCCGCATCAAAAGCTTGGTCAAGGGTTTCACCTCCGTTAACATATCCTCCTTCAACTTCAGTGAAGCCAAAAGATTCTGCTGCTTGACTGGATAGTTCTCCATCTGCCAACTCAATTACTTGAACAGCCAATAACTCTAGTGAAACACCTACTCCCAACAACGGAGAGAACCAAGTTTTAGGTCTTACATTTAAGCGTATCTTCGACCCGCCTCTAATAATTACTGACCTGTCCCAAGGATTTCCTTTAGAATCAAAAAGACCCAGTGATTTTGTGTACTCAACACCGTCCTTACGCTTACCATTGACTGGTTTCAACTTAGCTTTCAATACATAAGTATCTCCCTCTAATTCTATAGGTAATTCATAAGTCTTTACTTTCTTACCAGACTCCTCCGCTTGTTCCTTTTGTTTATTTTTTAGAATAGGTTCTAGCTTTTTGATGATAGCCTTTCCTTGTTCTTTTGTTAATATAATATTACAGCTATACTCACCTCCTTCTCCCCACTTTGTACTTGGATTGTTAACCCAAGGATATTGAGCAATACCTATATCTGTTGTTATTGATTCTTCTCTCTTTCTCGATTTTATTGCCATTGTTTTTTTATGTTTTATATTTATGAGAATATATACTGGCAGTCGTTGAGTGCCGACACATCTAATGTGCCAAGTTCTGGGCTGTCTTCCAGTGTACAATCTCGTTGTGCCTCTACCTCATCCTTGAACTTTTTAATGAGGTCAGTGCTAAAATGTACTTCATAAATCTCTCTTAATTGTTGGTGCATCTTCGGTGCGTTCGGACTTTGCGTTGCAAAGCTATCATGTATACTTGCAATAGAATAATTACTTTTGCAAGCTAATTCCATCATCACACTTGCGTCAATACTATGAATAAAGTTAGGTACAATAGCTCTTGCCATTCTCTTACTGCTAACACCTGTTTGTTTGTTATTAAAAGTAAGAATAGTGTTTTGCATATTAAGAATGCTATTTACTTTGACTAGTGTTTGATCGTACAAAGCCTGTACAATTTCCAGTCCAAAAGGAGTAGTCCAAGACAAAGCTTTATCTGTCCTTGCTACTCTTTTAAACCACTTCATCAATTCAATGTGTGGTTCTATAAGCTTGTTCGCTTTGTCGTTAATTAAAGAAGCAAGGTAAATCATAGCGTTGTTAAAATCCTGCTTACTAAATGGACTGCCTAGTCCCTCTTTCAATCTTTTAGAAACAGCTTCTTCAAGTGCATCTTTACTTGTATACCCATTCATACCAAACGGTTTACACATTACTATCTTCTTGGTGAAGCTGCGGTCTATTCCAAACTTTAACCAGTCGCCAGCTAAACTGTTCTTACTCTTATCTTTCATCAGTTTATCGTGCACTTGATCTGCTACTTTTTGGTATATATCTTGTGGTTTCTGGTCAGGTAAAAGATTAACATATTTTCCTGATTCCATATCTCTTGTAAGCAAAGATAAAATCTGTATTCCATTACAACTCGCATCCATATGGCAAGGTAACCTAGTTTCAAAACCCCATCCGTGCTTCTTAAAAGCTCCATATTCAAAACAAAAGTGTATAAAAGCCCAAGGATCACTCGCTGATTGCCACCAGTTATTCTCACAAGGATCATCAGCACATTCAAGGATCAACTTTTCCTTTTGTTCTATCCAAGCTAATCTTTTCTCGTAGCTGCCCTTCATTCCAAACACATTAGCTCCGTGAATCCTTAACCATCTACTGTCTTCATCGTTGTTGATAGGCACTCCTTCAGAAAATTGTAAAGCACTCCTTCCAAAATCACATGATTGTGGGTTTACATAGCTAGGTATTGAATACACTCTTCCTCTGTAATCCATTTGATAAGGAAAGTAGAACTTATCCATATCAGCGTAGCGTTTTGCTATGTTAAGTATCTTTAAACAACGCATTCGTTGTCCGTTACTCCGTAAATTGAACTCATAGATTGCTCTTTGCTTACGCTTCCATTCAGTGAATCCTTCTGGGTCTCTGTCTGCTAAGTCAGGTATAACATCAAGAGGTTCTAACAATTCGCTCTTCTCCATCCCTCCTATACTTAAGTCCCTGGACCACGCCCAGTTCATAAGGTTTAACATCTTAGGATTGATCTTCCAAGCTACTCGTTGCAATCGGTTGAGAGGCTCATAAGCTACGGACAAGTCACGATGTTTTATGCCATCGTTATTCTTTATCTTCATGATAGGCAAGGTAGGAAGTCCCTCACTATTATATCCTCCTCCATAGTTAGATACCCAGTCAATAGGAGGCTCAGGTGTAGCTAAATAGAACGGACGGATAACTTCACAATTCTTATCGTATTTATTAACCCATGCGTACAGATCTTTGTTGGGTACTATAGCTTTGCGTTTCGTGCTGCCCATCGAAGTCTTAACTTTAACATGAAATAAATTAGTTTGCATCCTTATCAGTTCAATAAGCCAAGAACCCAGCATGATCTTGTTACGCTTACTCCATAGTTCAAATCTCTGATACCTTCCCTGTTTGTGGTATTTCCTTTCTTTGTCCCAGAATTTATTCACAAATCTATTTCTTGTAAGAACATCCTTTTGATCGTGCTTTAATAATAACCAGTCACTCTGAGTTACATATTCTTTAAAATAGCGGACTCTTACTTCATCTTCCAAAGCTTTAGCCACATGAAAAGAAGCTTCGGATATGTAAGGTTCTTTGGGTAAAATATCAAACAATACTTTCACACCCAAAAACGCTACCACATCAGGTTCCAAGTCCCATATAAAAGGCAACCAAACAGGTACAGGTGCGTTAGGTCTAAGGTTATCTTCAAAAAATTTATGTATCGCTTGTTCAATAGGAATATGTACTTCCCTTCCTAATTTTTTATAAGCAGGTAATTCTGAGTTATATCCTTGTTTCTTATATATTTCTTGGGCTTTTCTATATCGAGCTTTTCCCCATTGAATCATTAAAGATATCATTGTTTCTTTTCGTTGTATAAATTTATCTTTTCAATCGCTTCCTTATTTCCAAAATAAAATTCACGAAAAGTTTGAGGACGGACACGCAATTCTTTTGTTCGAATAATATTTCCGTATTTATCATAACCTAACTTAGTGTTACTCCAAAATTTTTCATATGCTTCAGCTACTTCAAAGGCAAGTGATTGACTAATAACCTCGTTGCAATCGTAATCTTCTAGGCTACTCATCATCTTTTTCTTCTAAGCTATCTAAAATATCTTGTTCTCTTTTGGCTTTAGCTAGGGTCATAGGATCGGGTTCAAGTTCGTCATCGCATTCTTCAATCTCAGGTGCATCGTGCCAGTATTTATTCTCCATTGTTATACTCCTCCAGTAACTTTTGTAAGGACAGGTAAAGGTCAAAGTATTTATGGTTGGGATCAAGCACACCTTTAAAGTGCTCGGTCATTATGTAGTGCATGGTTTCTTCTATCATAATTCTTCCTCGTAATAAGTTTTACCATCGTGTCTTTCATGTGTCGCTATGTGTCCAATGTGATTAACAAAATGATGCGGTGGACAATAACAAAAAGTATCTTCATCACCATGAATGACAGACCATATCTGATCATCGTCAAAACCGTGATCTTTAGCGTCTTGCCAACTGTCAAAGTAATCGCCATTCGGTTTTTTAATCTCCTCAAAAGGGAACTCTTTAAAATGTGTTGTCATAATTCGGTTATTGGTTGGTTTATTTTGGTTCATTATATAGAAAGCCAAGTGAGATCAAGACAATAAGGGCGAACATTAAAAGCATTTCTAGGCTCATTTTGTTGCCTCCTTTGCGTGTGTAAATTTCATGCCTAACATCTTTGCCAAGGTAAACCCAGTTTTACTAGCCTCTTCTGCACTTCGTGCTTCTACCTCGCTTATCGCTCGTTGTTTAACAATGCCACTCGGTAAGGTATGATCTGCAAATAGTTGGTAGTTCTTTAATGGCTTTCTGTGTTTCTTTCTTATTTTCATAGTTTGGTTTTATTATTTAATTTCTTTAGTTCCTTCAATACTGATTTATATTGCTCAATCTTTTCCTCATGGCTACTCGCTCGCCCAGTAAACAGGTGCGGTAAATCTTTCATATGCCATTGTATGTATACCTCTTTGTAATCGCTAACAATTTTGTAAACGAAAGCAGTATTATCTATGTATTCGGTTACACTCATTTAATATATTCTCTCTCTTCTTTATTTCCATTTTTATTATAACTAAATAAATATTGTTCTCTGCCTGTGTCTATTGAATGATACTGAAAGTCTTTAGTAGGTGGATCAACTGCATAGCAAGCAACATCCCAAGACCATGTGCTAGGATCAGTATATTCATACTCTCCCGAACCATCTTGTTTATATATGCACCACTCGTCTCCACAATAAATATTATAATCTATATAATTATCATCTCCTAAATCATAACTATTCCAATAGTCAAAGTTATCTCCTTCAGTTTTAACTTCGGGGTTGGATTCAACTTTTTTAATATGCTCTAAGGCTAAATCAATAATTGCTACCGCAACTTCTTTGGGAGCTTTCCATCTTTCGAGTTTCATAGTGTTTTTATGCTTTGGTTATATCTTTTATTAATCGAGTTGTTGCAAAGTTGTTAATATGAACACATTGGTTACCTTGCAAGCTTGTAAAGACAAGCACAACTTTTCCTTTTAACTTGTCCCCATTATTATCTTTAAAGATAACGATATCATTTTCTTTTATTTTCATAGTTATTTTATTTTCTTTCTATGTTTTTAATCGCCAGTTGTCCAACCTGTGTAATACGCATTGTTATTAAGCCACTTTATCAGTTCTTTTTTAGTTGTCGGTATATATTCAGTTTCTACTTCATCGCATGCCAGCCCACTATCTCCTGCATTTTCTTCGTAAAACTTTAACGCCTTTTTAGCTTTTCTTTTCGCTTCAAGCTTGTTTGCGTAATAGTGTTTTCTTCCATCTTCTAGTGTTATGTATATTTTCATAGTGTTAATCTTTTTCTTTCTATTAGTTTGGTTATAGGCTACACATAAATATTAAAATAGCCCATGTTGCAAGAACAATTACTGGTGATATAATCCATATAGTTATCTGTTCCTTTTTGCTTGGTTTTAGTGATGTGAATAGCTCGTCTATATCGGTTTGATTGATTGGTTTTTTCATGTCGGTTGAATTTATTGGTTATTGGTTAAAATTAAATTTCCCACGGTTTTACGCCCCTCCTAATATGTCTATACACTCTTTTTAAGTGCTCCCATGAATATGTTGCGAATCCCCATTTAGGGTCATGAATTTTATTATACATGAAGTTGAAAGCAGAACTCTCAAACTCACCTTTATATGACCTGATTTTGCCAGAATTAAAAGTAAGTTTTTTTCTTTGTTCTGCTTCCTTGAAGTTATGCCCTAAGTAAGATTCAATAATTATATCTACCATATGAACTCGAACATCTGCATATATTCTATTATGTTTGTCTTTTAACTTTTCCATTTAAAACCTTTATTCCAAACTAAAATATTGATTGATTGCCCTTTATACTTAAAATTTTTGTGGTAAGTGTATTTATTCTTCATATTATGCCACCTTTCTCTTCACTTTCCTCGAAAGGAATACCATTTATTAAAAAATCGCTCATTCTGTTTCTCCTTCCACTCTGTCCAAGATTGCACGCAAGTTATCTCTTTCGAGATCCGCACAACTATCGCCCTCCATGATCATTACAGTAAGCAATTTCTCAAAGAGTTTGCACTGCTCTAATAGCAAAGAATATCTATCGGTCTCCTTTGTTGCATTTTCTATGTCGGAATGATTGCTTGGTTTTTTCATAGTGTTTAAAAGTTATTTATTAATAATTGTTTTATTTGCTCAGTGGTTTGTCGGTCTCTTAAAGCTTGCCTTATTTCCTCGTTTTCTAAGGCTATATCAGGATGAATAAGTAAGCTGTTACAAAGTAGGATAAATGTTGATTCTCTCATCTTACAAACACCTTTCCACCATGTGACCAAGTTCCTAAATCTCTGGACTTGTGGATTTTATACCAGTCGACATTTTGTAGTTCTTTATGTCCTCCTTTAATGCCACAAGCCACATTAAATAATGTGTGCGGAATTCTACACCAGTTAATCGCAAACCTCATTTTATTATCATCATCGAGGCTCTTCATCCAGTTATGTGTCTCTGTAGTTTTATCTTTATTCATATCTATATATATTATTATTGGTTATTGGTTACTTATTGCTTGCTCAATTGCCCTTTTCTTTTTACTTCCATGAGGATTAATCCAAATCGATTTTGCACCAATACGATTACCTTTGCAAAGCTGACACTGCTCGCAAGATAAGCCCCGACTATCGGCAAGACATTCTATCGTATTTTTGGGTTGAGTCGGGCTTACATGAAAATATCTTAAATTCTTTTCCTTTGCTCTCCTTACACTATCGTTAGTCTCAGTCGATGCCATGAAATAATTCCCATAAGCTTGTGCTTTTTGTTTAGACATCTCTTTCCAATCGTGAAAATATCCAGTCCATCCGTCACATGATTCTGTAATCATCTTAACAATAGATAAAGGTATCAAAGACGGATTACCATAAGCTCCAAATCGAACTTTGCGTCCATTAAATACGCTATCATAAAGAAAAGGATCAAGTTTAGGATATTTATTTGCTTTATATGCTTTCCATATCGAGTTTGGTGCTTGTCCAACATTAACATAGCAACCATTCCCACTAGCAAACTTGCAACCCGTGCAAATAGTACTAGCATCTAAACCACTTTTAACGCCGTCAACTGGGCTATGATCAGCCAATAAAATCCACAATTGAATCATATTACCTGTCTTGCGATTGGATGTTTTAAGGGTAGCTATTACGGCATATTTAGAGCCGTTCTTTGTCCCCTCATATATTAAAAAGCCGTTTGGTTTCATATTGGTTAAAGTAAATTGGTTTTATTGAATCTTTGCATTGTTGCAAGAATAAATTTCTTAGGCTGTCTTTGCCAGTTTGTCACAGCATAGCCATCAATTAGTTGTCGTTGGTAAAAGTGATAACAAGTTGATTGTTTGAATTGCACCATTTTTGAAGCATTGAATGGGCATTGAATGGAAATTATGTTTTTCATAATGTTTTTATTTTCTATTTGATGGTTGTTTGGTTAAGATTCCATATTGCTTGTTTGTATACTGATTTTCTCTGTGGTTTCTATCCAAATCGTAGCCCCACAAGCTAAAGGAGAATCGGGAGCATAACAAAGTCTGACATTGTCTCCGATCATGATATGATTAGCTTTGACATTGTCTTTAGTTGTTTTGATCGTCAGCACTGAGTCATTAGCTCCAGTCTTTTTATTGGCTTTGATGACATGCTGATTAACATGTATCCTTTTAATGTATCCTTGTTGAAGTTCTTTGCTCATAGTTTTTTTATTTTATAGTTCAAATCCTACAAAGAAAAAGCCACGATCTTCTTTTGCTAATTTAATTGTCATTTTATAATCTCTATAGTTTAAACTTTGCATTAACTTCTTTATCGATCCGATTGCTTTTGCTTTTGTAGGATAAAATTTAAGCGTAGAGTAACCTTTTTTGCTTTGGTTTAGTTCATAAACATTTTGATTAGAACCACGCCATACAAAACCATCATAAGGATTTCTTAAGTCTGTATTATCAATTAATTTCACTTCACTTTTAAAATCGATCTGATTGTTTAGGGTCATTCTTGTAATGATATAAGTTGAACTTCCGTCATCATTTCTTGTTACTTCTAAAATTTGATCTACTTTAGAGAATGAATCTCTGAAGGGTTTTACTTTGGTAATTATTTTCATGTGTTTTCTATCATTTTATTATTGGTTGTAATTAATAAACTTGGTTTGATTTCAACTATATCATCACTGTCAATAGCCCTATTTATAAAATCAGTAGATAAAGTGTTAATAATCAATAAGATAAAAAATATAAAAAAAGTTTTAAAGATATAGTTTTTTTAAAGTTAAAGCGAAAACATTTGTTGTAAAGTTATGCTTGGTAATACTTTATGAAAAGATTAAAGGATGATTTGTAGTGTTTAAGCGGTGTTCAATAGACTTTGACTAATCAAAGTAGAGAACTTGATTGATAGTGAATAAAGACTTTGACTAGTACTTGTTACAAACTTTGATTAATCAAAATAAACGAAAAAAGAAATACAAATTTACAAGTGAAGTAAAGACATCATGACGTCATGCTTTCAAGATGTCATTACATCAATAACATTATCTTAATGCAAACTACTTGCAATAACGATAGATTATTACCTAAGTCGTTGATGATCAGTAATTAGACATAATCAGTATTGTACGAATTATTTTTATAAGTACATTGATTACCAGAGATTTATGAAAATACATTTTAACAATATTTTACAATATGCCGCCATATACTTATTTTTATAGGGTGGCATAGGGGTATTTTACGGTGTTGTATATAGCGTAACCCCCTCAAATTTTTTCAACTAAAATTAAAATCTAATAGCCTCAAACTACTGTTCATCATCTTCGTTATCTTCTTCTAAGTCAAAGTCTGGATCAAACTCTATAACACTGGTGGCTAATAAGTCGTATTTAACGAACTCCAAAACTCCTATGATTGTTTGGTCATTCAATTCAAACTCCCTTTTATAGCGGTTTATTAAGTTACACAAGTCGTTGGTTAATAAGTCTGTCTGAGTATCTATGTCCATAATGTTAAATTTTAGGCTTTACAAATCTGAAAATCGTTTATAATGTTTATCAAGGGAAACCTCAAAGTATATTCCTTAAAACAATAAGGTCTTACAAGAATAATAGCGACTTAAAATAAAGAAGTCGATACTTCGTTCTTCTCCTTCTTATCTTGTAATAACAAGAAGACCCTGTCCTTTAAACACCTTTTTAATAATAAAAACTTTTAAGGATAGATGTGTCTAAAGACCAAAACATATTAATTGTCAGGGTCAGGGTTATATAGTATTTATGTATTTAAACTAACTATCGGAGCACCTATATTAATCACAAAGATTTGTTAATAAGGAGTAGCGTAGCTACGACCAAAGCATGACTTTAGGACCTTTAAGACTTCTCTTATGAAAGCTATCAGTAAAGGATGTTAATTCTTTATCAATTAGTTCTTGTTTTCTAAGGTTAATGTTATTATCAACATCTTGGTTCATTTGTTCTACCCAATAGTTAACAGCAATAGAAAGAGCATCTAATCTATCATCATGGTTAAGACTACCTTTATCTTTTGTTATACGACTAAGTTGATAGAACAACATATACTTAGCTTGATGTTCTATAGAATATCCTTGAGCACTCTTATAGTCATGTTGAACAACAGAAGGATCAATAATAAGTTTATGTTGATTAAGAACAGGTTCAAGGACATCAATGATTCTAAGTTCTTTTTGTTTAGAGTGTCTTACTTCTTCAACAGAACAGGGATAGGAAGTCATAAGTAAAGGTTTAAGGAGTTCCATGAACATACCATCACCAAAGTTAGACTCTATGATAATTTTGTTAACCTTGTTAGACTTGGCTATGTGTACTAGTTGTTTAAGTGTTTGATCATCATAACCACCTTTTAGACCACCAGCTTCAGGAACAAAGAGTTGACCGTTAAGCATTTTAACCACAGCAAAGCCTGTTTCATCCTTTCCTCTACCACTAGGGTCAATAGAAAGAACAGACCCAGTATACTGAACCATATCACCAATAGTCTTAGAAGGTCTGTGATATCGATCCCCACCTAGTCCTACATTAGGAAGGTCTTTATTTTCGTTATCAGGATCACTGGACCATATAATCTTCTCAGGGGCTAAGTCGTTATCAATATCTGTTATAATCAGATCGTTTATCTTTAGTGGGTATCTATCAGCGTCAGATAGCCTGGGATTAAGCATGAACTGTAAAGCATACCCAGTACGACCATAAGACAGCTTACGCTCTTCTAAGTCCATATCAGAGAACCTAAGAGGTTCTGTAGTGTGTCCTACTGTCTCTTCTGTTATCTGTTCAGTAATAAAAGGGGCTATGTCATTATCATAGTTCTTTAACACTAAGTCTTCTTGTGGATACTCAGAGGTCCATATACGAGCGTCATAGCCTCTCTCACGGAGTTTGTTATAAATACTGTCTTCGCACTGAGGTGTACCTAGAAATAGAATCCTAGAGGTGTCTAAGGGTTTTATAATGGCTTCAAACTCTTTTACTTGTTCATCAAGCTTATCTCTCATGCCTTGAGTAGCAGAGTTGTTGGGTACTTCTATATCATCAGCAATGATTATATCTGCACGAGAACCTGTTAACTGAGAGGATATACCTAGTGACTTAACAGAAGGAGCGTGAGCAGCTGGAGCAGGTCCTACATCAAAAGCTATCTTAGAGAACCTTTGATCACCTTTTGGTATGAGTCCTTGAAGAACAGGAATGTCGTGTATGATTTTTAAGGTAAAAGTAGAGAAGTCATCCGCTCTGTTTTTAGAAGCAGATACAACGAGTATATTCTTAGTAGGGTCTAGTAGGAGTTGATGAACAGCATAAGCTGAACATATCCAGGACTTACCCACACCTCTAAAAGCCATGATTAACGATCTTTTAGGACCGTGTTGCATAAAGTCAGCTATGTCGTATTGTAAAGCTGTAGGATCAGGTAGGTTCAAATGTTTCCAAACTACATATAAGAAGTTACGGAAGTCCTTGAGTTGTTTAAGCTTTTCAATACTCATAAACTTATTTGTTATTAGTATTTTACTTTTTCTCCACCGATAAAATAATTAGGATGGCTTTTTAGTTTTTCAGGAACATCTATTCGGGGAATGCTAATGTATTCATTGAAATAAAACTTAAACGCATCTTCATCATTATTCTTCATTGCCTCTCTGATTTCGTGAAGATAAAGTAATTCAAGTTCTTTATTTTTTCTATCTTCAGCTAAAAGTTTTATATTACTTTTGTCCTGCCATATCTGAAATTCATCTTTAGAAGTGCAACCAGCAAATAATAACGACAGGATTAACCATTTCACATCAACATTTCCATCGTTTTAATGTACTGTATATCATGAACCAACTCTCTCTTTCGGTGTTGTTGTTACTTTGTAATTACTTTTTCTTCAGGACTTTCTTCAAAAGGTAAGACTTCTCCTAGTAGATCATTAAGTGGAGTATCTTTACCACTCATAAGAACTACATCGTTATCTTTTAAATGTTGTCTGGCACAGTTAAGTAAAGCAGGATTATACTCTTCAGTTGCATTCATTAATTGAATACCTTTACTTAAAGTATCTGTTAAAAGGATGTGTAAGTTACCTAATTCTTCTCTTGTTTTCATAAATTGTTAACACTTCCACCTTCTGAGAGCTAAAGCTTTTCTTGTAGGTCTACCTTTAGAATCTTTCATTGGTCCTTTTACTCCTGACATTCTAGCACAGAAGGAACGCTTTCTAGGACCACCACCAGGTTGAGGAGCTTTTAAGTTAGAACCAGTAGCTCTGTTATACTTAGCCCTGCCTTTTGCAGTGAGACCTCCTTTACGGCTTTTCTCACCTCTACCCAGAGACAGTGACACTCCCTTACGCTTCATTATTTCTTTTTCTTCTTAATCGACATACCTCTACGCTTTAGCGTTATGATATCAGCTTGTGTAATCTTTTTTTTATCTCCTGCAACTGCTGCAAGTTTCTTTTGTTTAGGTGTATATTTACTATATGGCATTTTTCTTTTTATCCTTCTTCTTTTTAATTGTTAAGTTCTTTCGTTTTTTCATAGGAGGTCTTCCTACTTTTGATCCGTATGTTCCTTTTCCGTATGGCATAATATTAACCTTTCTTTATTTTAAGTGAAACTCTTGCTGCTGGTGTGTTACTAACAAATTGTTTACCTTTAGCACCTGCTTTCTTTTTCTTTTTTGCTGTAGCTGCTCGTTGTGATTTGCTTAAAGAATTCATCTTGCTTTTAGGTAAACACCTATCAGGATTCTTTTTGTTCTTAGAAGTACCACAAGGACCGCCATCACTACCATCAGCTTTAACTCTTCTCCAGTTCTGTGCTCTCCATTTAGCTAACTCACCCATAACTACTTCTTCTTTTTGATAGATAGTTTACGCTTCTTACCCTTACCGTACTTAGGGTCTTTGCAATATTTAGAAGCAGCCATGTTAGCGTAAGCAGAAGGATACTTATCAAATGTGCGTTTAGCCCAAGCTATTCCTTTTGGACATATCTTACTCATCGTTTCATTAATATTTCCATCATTCTATCCAGTTTACCGTTAATTTCTTTAACAGTGGTTTCAAGACCACTCATACGATTTTCCACCGCAGTGTCTCGTTCTCGTTGACTAGCGAGTTCCACTTCAATTCTTGTCAATCGTTCTTCATCTTTTTCCAGTCGATCTGTAAGCTTTTTAATCATCCAACCAATTACTCCTAGTATAACAGCTAGAGCAGTATCAAGAAAGTGTGATAATTGTTCTGGCATTGTATGTTATAAAGCTGAAATTATAAAGGCGAATAACTCGTTGTATCTAACTCCTAACTTAGGACCAGATGTTTCAATAACAGCATAATCATTACAATCTAAACCTTCCTCGGTAAAAGCTGTTTGTACTTCTTGTGCGTTGACACCTACATGAATTTTAGAAATGTTGTTTTGTACTTCTTCGATAAACTTAAACTTTCTAATTAAACTTTTTAATCTTACAGCAACCCTTCTTTCAGCTTCGTTTAAAGTATTAATATCTTGTTTAAGAGTCTGATCTGAAGTTAAAACTACACCGTTAGCAGAAACAGTGCCAGGAACTGAAAGGTTACCAGAAGAATTAAAAGCCATAGATTTAAAACCACTCGAACCGTCACTAATAGTAAAACCCATTTGATTAGATGCTGGTTGAAATTGAAGAAAACCTTCGTCAACACTATTACTGGGAGAACTAAATTTTATTTGATTAGCACCTGCTGCTGTAGTGTTAGATATAGTTATAGAATCAATTACACCACTCGCATTTTTAGAAATAGAAACAGTGCCACCTACTCCAATTACATTGGTGCTATCATTAACACTAAATACTGAGTCCGTATCGCTTATTTTAGCTGCCGTTACAGCGTTATCAGCTATCGTAAGAGCAGTATCACCTGTAACATCTCCTGTGTGTGTGGCATTAGTAACCTTTGCAGTATTTGCTGTTACAGCAGAGTTATTAGCCACTTCAGTATCAAAGTCTGTAATGTTAGAAGCTGTGTGAGTATGTGAAGCAGCAGCAAAAGCAGTAGCCTCTTGACCGTCTAACAAGTCAGCATCCAATCCACTACCTGTACCGTCAACAGTTTTTAAAGAAGTAAGTATTTCAGAGGCTGTAGGAGAAGCACTACCGTTAGCAGCAGCTGTAATTCTTCCTTGTTGGTCTACTGTTATATTAGCGTTAGTATAAGCAGCAGGAGTAACAGCAGTGTGAGCTAGTTTATCAGCAGTAACTGCATCATCAGCAATATTAGCAGTATCTATTGGACCACCTGCTGTACCTGTAGCTAAAGTAGTAGCTATCTGAGCATCTACATAAGTCTTGTTAGTAGCGTGGCTGCCATTAGTAGGATCAGAGGATGGAAGTGTCAAAGCACCAGTCATCGTATCTCCTGCCTTATCTACTTTCAAAGCGTCAGCAGCAATCCTAGCGGTTTCTTCAGTGTCTACATCAGCAATTCTAGCTGTTCTTTCAGTTGTAATCTCAGTGTCTACATAGTTCTTAGTGGCAGCGTCTTGTGCTGAGGTAGGATCAGCTACATCTACAATCTTAGCTAAGTCAGCTTCAAAGTTACCACTGCTGTTCTTAGTCATTGTGTTCTTACCGCTGCCTTCTTCTATCTCTTCGTTCAGATATAAGTTGTGCAAGTAAGCACGGTCTAGTTCTACTTCAGTGAGTACACTACCATTCTCAAAGTCTACAAGAGCAATATTAGAAGCACTATCTCTTTTAATTCTTATTCTAGCACCAGTTTCAGGAGCAGTAGTAAATCTGATAAGAGTAGAGGGAGATGTTATAATAGTGTAATCTCCTGTGGAAACAGTGTAAAACTTACCTCCTGGTGAACTGCCTGTTGAATCGTCTAGCTGTACAACCACATGAGTGTCATCAAGATAAGGGAAAGAGAAGGCAAAGTCTGTCTGACTTGCTGAAACTGTGTAGTCTACATATGTATTAGCCATGATAATCTATTATTAGTTTATTTGTTGTAAAAGTTCAAGCACATCTTCTCGTTGCATCCCACCTCTTAAACCTGCTCTAGCTTTTAAGGCTTTATTATACTGAGAAGCTAACTCAGGAAACTCGGTTAACATTTGTTTTTTAGCTTCCTTTTTATACCTTCTTAATACTTTATTTATTTCTTCTATTCGTGGGCTAGGAAAACCAGGTTCAGATGTTTGTTCTAATTTTTGATAAGGTCTGCTTTTTATAAGTTTTTGTAAAGAAGTGCGTAAAGTTCTGCCTCCTATTTTTACATCTTTTAACAGTTCCGCTTGCCTATCGTAAGCTGTTTGTCCTGAAGCATTTTCATGGTCTATTAAGTTTATTTGACCTCCTAAATTAGGAGAGGAAGGTCTAAAAGCATGGTTTAAGTTTGCCATTTCAGTTAACACAGGATCATCTTTAACAGAAGACATAATAATAGGATTTATAAAACCTGTACCCATCCACTGCTCTGCTATATATTCTTCTCCTAATAGATTTCTTTTCTTATCTAAACCACCTCTTGCTCCTAACTTTTTAGCAAAAGCATCTCCCATTGATCTGACCTCTTTTAGAGATTGAGTATCATAGTCTGCCATTTGAGATATAATATTAGGAACAAAAGATGAAGCGAAGTTCCTGCCAAATCTAGCCATATATCTATCAGGATCACTCAAAGCATCAGTTGCACTTTGAATACCAGCTAAATAAGATTTATTAGTAGCATTCCTAGTAAAACTTAAAGTTAAAGCTAAAAACAATCTTTCTAAACCTGATTGATCAAAACCTTTAGGGTCTCTTACTCCTGCTTCTACAAGATCAGCTCCTACTCCTATCAATGTAGCTAAAGGGTCTAATCTTTGGTAGCTATAATAAGTATCTCCAATTTTAATACTGTAAGGTCTCCATCCAGTAGCCTCCAAGGCTTTCTTTTGTTTGGGGTCTCTAGGTCCACCTCCTGTTATATATTCTCTGTTGTTGAAAACTGTATCTATAAACACACCAGCAACTGTTACTGATGTCATCATTTTTCCCACAGCTTGTGAGCGTCTTACAGGGTCACCACTTTTAAGATCACTGATTAATCTTCCTCTTTCTTCTTTTAAAACAAATACACCAGGAGTTCTTTCAAAAGCGTATTTTAAAATATTAGTAGGAGTACGAACAAAAGGTAATACTAATCTTAACATAGGTAACTTACTGGTAGCATCTTGTAATACTTTACCTAATGTACCGTCTTGTAAATTTCTAGTAAAAGTTAAGTATTGAGCTTCGTCTAAAGCATACTGCATTAAAGCTGAATTTGTTTTATCAAAGTTATCTTTTGAATATTTAATAGCAAACTCATCACGGTCTGATCCTTTCAACCCCTTTTTATTGGCAGCCTCGACACCCTCTCTGTATAAACCTTCTTCAGAAGCAATCCGACCTCCTTCAGTAACAACACCTTCTAAAGTATTGTGTATGTGTTCAGCCAGTTTTTTAGGGTCTTTTATTCCTTGTTGTATACCAGACATCGCAGCTTTTAATCGAGCAGCCCTGCGATAAGACAGTTGTTTAAAAAACTCATCAGTAGTTAACAATAACCTACTAGGCAGACGAATAAAGTTACCAAAAGCATCTAAAGACTTCTTACTTGTAAGTCCCTTTTCGACTACCATACCACCTAGCTTGCTTTCTGCAATCCTCTCGCCTGTAATCGCCCCTTGCTTCCTGTCTGAAAAAGCTCTGTTTTGAGGGTCTAATAAGTTGTCATTCTGTTTAAAAGCTTTTTTAGCAAATTTAGCAGCTTCCCCCCACATCTGACCGTTAGACCAAGAAGCAAGAACAGCTTTAACCACAGATAAATTACCACTCGCTACTCCTCCTACAACAGCTTCTAATGTAGACATTACTTGCGTAAGTCCATTACCTATGATATTAACCATCTGTGTTCTAGGACCACTAAGAATCGCATTCATCCAGTATTCAGTAGGCATATCCAAGAAGTGTTTACCTTGTGCTTTCTTAGCTATCTTAAACATAGAAGCAAGCATTGAGTCAGAGTTTCCTTCGTCTATTGTTTCTTGTATTAATTTAACAAGTTTGTCAGGGTGCATACCTCCTGAAGCGTTTATAAAAGCATTTCTAATTCCTTCAATTTGTAAATCAGATTCGCTGAGACCTATCTTTCTTTTTCCGTAGTTTTCTCTTCTTGATCCTAGCAATAAACTACCTTCTCTTCCTAACCTTCTGTAAACATCAGCTACACTTAATAATTGTTGAAAATTATTTTTTAATTTAGCAACAGCAGCCGTGCCTCCTCCAGCTCCTTCATACTCATTAACAGCGTTTTTAAGATTTTCAATAACACCATTAGCTTGGTCTCTTAAACTTTGTTGAACAATTCTAGCTTCAGATACTTTAGTGGCAGCGTCCTTACCTTCTTGTAACATTAGTCCTTGTTCAATCTCAGCGTCAATCTCAGTAATAGCACCCTCTACGGTTACTTTATCAGGATTAGCTTCGTAGTATTTCTCTAGTAAATCTTTCAGTACAACAACATCACCGTCAGTCTCTAGTGCAAACTGTGGTAGTCTAGGCTTTACTTCACCTACCATAAGTGCTTCAGCATACCCTCTAAACTTATCAGGTATAGCACTGAGGAACTCATCCTCTTTACCTTTCTTAAAATCAGGAAGATCAGCAAATAATCTACCTCTCATATCTAAAGGTGCTTCTGCTCTCTTAGTTACATTACGCTGTTTAAGGAAGTCGTTAAATATCTTCTGCCTTTGGTCTATACCTAACTTAGATTTTAAAGAAGCAAACATATCCTTGAACATGATCGCTACTTCTTGTGCTATTCTTTTAAGTGTACCTGAAGGAGCTAAATCTTTCTCGTCTAACTTCTTTAAGAAAGCATCGGTCATCTCCTCTGCAAAGTATTCGTCTACATCTTTAAACCTATAGTTCTCAGATGTGTGTTTACCTTTAAGAAATCTTTCTAGTTCTTTAGGTATTGTTTTTTTAAGTAAGGAAGAAGGATCAACAGTGTCATCTAAATCAACACCAAAGCTTTTAATGTAATCTCTTCTAGCTTTATCGAACTGTTTAGTTAAAGAAGTAACATCTGTTTTAGGAAGATAACGACTAAGTCCATGCCAAAGCTCGTGGACCATAGTACGCTTAATACCACCCTCGTCTATAACAGACTGCCTTATTTGTAGTAGGTTATTACCAAAGTTATAACGACCAGCAGATGGTATCTTGTTAGTGACGGATAACGATACATCACCAAACAGACGCTTACCCATCACATCAATGAACTTTTCAACATCAGCTACATCTTGTGGGTCTGCTCCCTTTATAGGGAACTTCTTCATTAACCTATTCTTTAGAGTGTCAGCACCTTTAGGAATAATATCCATCATCCCTTCTTCTTCATAGGTCTTAAATGGACGAGGAACTCTTTCTACAGTAGCGTCAAAGTCTTCTAAAGTTTCGTCAAGTTCTTCTGCTCTTTCCTGTAGTTCTCTTTCTTCTGCTACTCTTACCCTATCCTTTACATCAGCAGTCCTAACATCACCTAACACACGAAGATCAGCTTCTTTACCTTCTATACGGTTTTTAAGCATAGATATTCTAGTCTCATCAACACCAGTTGCTTTACCTTCTTCTTTCTTCTTCAACAGTTCATCAAGCCTAGTTTTATCTTGGTCTAGTTCTTTTTGGATTAGGGATGTATCTTCCTTGAACTGAGGCATATCATCAAAAGCTTTACCACCTTCAAGAGTATCATTAACTACCTGTGCTTGTTGTTCAGCAGTGCCTCCTTCTTCTTTTACTTTTCTGCCTTTCTTTATAGCTTTCAGTCCTGATATAAAAGTACCTGCTACAGCTTCAAGACCGAGACCTTCCAACACATTCTTCATGCGTCCTTCTAGTTCTCCTTCATCTCCATCATAAGCTAAGAACTCAGTAACAGGATTCTGTAACTCAGGTACTTGTTGTATAAGATTAGACAGTCTAGCTTCTTGTCCGTTAAAGAAAGTAAAATCAGTGGCAGCACCAGCAACAACACCCTTAGTAACAGTACCTGCTTTAGCTAACGCACCTGCTCTACCTGCAAGACCAAACAAAGGAATGAAACCTGTAGCAAATTGTGATATACCTTCTACTGCACCACCTGCCATAGTTTTAGAAGTACCAAGGAATCTAGTATCATAATCAGGTAGTATATCAAAAGCCAAGTAATCAGCTAGGTTATACGCTCCTTGAACAGCACCCTCCATCCCACGAAAAGGAGCAGCAAGTATATCACCTGCATAATCAAAAAAATCGTTATCATCTTCCTGTGTGTTTTCTTCTGGTAGTGCCATAATTAATCAATTAGTAAAAAATCAGGTAGAGGATCAAACTCGCTCATGCCTTCTGAATCTATTAATTCTTGTAATTTCTCTTCATTAGTTAAAGGTCTGTACGAATCAGGAAAAGGTTTATAAGGTATGATTCCTCTTTTTCTAACTAATTTTTGCAATCTAATAAACTCAAAAAATTCTGTTTTTATTCCTGTCGCTTCTTTAACTCTTTGAATTATTTGTTTTCCTTGTTCTGTTTCAGCGTTGTCAATCTGTTCTTGAGTTAATAATACAAATTTATCTCTGTTAGGATCACCTATTAACTCACGAGGTTTAAAGGGAATCCCTGCATAAGTACGAGCAAAACCATCTTCATCTAAGTTTTCAAGAACATCTAAGGTAAAGACACCGTCCATTAATCTAATCGAATCAATATGCCTTTGTCTTGCTTCATCGTGTGTCATTGCTCCTATACCTACATATCTGTTAGTATCATATGAAAGTCTGGCAAATTCATTCGCTAAATCAGGTATATATTTTTTAATGTACTGTTTAGCTTTGTTAGAGTTTTCATCTTTAGGATCAGAACTTACCATTGAATACCAACCACCAGGATCAACTGCCATTCTTAACAATTCTTCAGGTTCTCCTTCAATGTCAACAGGTTGTAGTACTTCAGGTTTTTCAGCTGTAACCACAGTCTTAGGTTGGTTATCTTCTAAATCTGTAAAAATAGTTTTTAATTCTGCGTTTATTTTTGGTGCATTTTCTGTTAATAAAGTCGTAGCAAAAGCGTCTAACTGTTGAGCTGCTTCTTCTGTAGGAAGTCCTAACAGTTCATCTCTTTTGTTAGCTACTAAAAGATTAATTTCTGCTGCTTTTCTATTTTGGTACTCAATTATTTCAGGTTTATTTAATAAATCAGGATACTCAATACTTACTGCTTTAAATAAGTTTTGAAGATTAGAGTTAACTGATCTAGGGTGAGCTATTGTAGCTGCGTTTGTTATTAAAGTTTTAGTATAAGTATCAGCATCTCTTAAATCATCAGTTTGTATTCTATCTATTTCAGAAAGTAGATCACCTTTTTCAGCTTCAGTTAAATCCGTATTGTTTATAATCTCTCTTCTGTAATACTCAGCTAAATCACCTTTATTATCAAAAGTTTGGTCTTCAATAGTTGTTTGTTTATCAAGTTTTAATTTAGTTAAGTTTGTTTTAAAACTACCTGAAAAGTTTTGAATGTAATCTTGTTTATCTTCTTCTCTTCTATCATCAGCTAATTCAGCTCCTTTATCTATAATGTCTTGTAGTCTATTGTACTCCATTTCAGACATTTTAGCTGTGCCGAATTTTAAGTTTCCTTTAGCCCATAATAATAAACCGTCAGCTTGATCTTCCATTTCATCTGTAGCAGCCATTCTGTTCAATACGCTGGCTAATAAATCTCTTTGTTCTTTTGGAGTGTGAGCGTTTGTACCTCCCCAATCCCCCATTAAAGAATCACCTAGAGTTATTATATTACCTGAAGCATCTCTATCTACTTCAAAATTAAAATCACCTCTAATTAACTTCTCTCTTATCTGCTCGTTATCTGTATCTAGTAAGTTAAAAACTTTGTCATACATACTTGATCCAGTATTATATATGTTTTCCTGTCTCGCTTGTACTGATTCCTGTCTTTCGTAGTTAGCTACTGTTTCTCTTATTCTATTTTGAGTTGAAAAATCTAAACCTTGTTGGGCTATAAAAGAAGATTGTAAAGCTGGTGTTTTATCTATGAACTCTTGCCTTACTAGGCTAGCTCTTTCTACTAAATCTTCTGGATCGTTTTGTTGTGGATTTATTAAACGGTTTTCTACTTCAGATAATAAATCTCTACTAGCTAACTTACCTATCGCTTCTATCTTCCTCTTCTGATTAATAGGAGAAGTAAGCCAACTCATTGCCCCTTTTCTAGTTAGCTTATCAAACTCTCCTTCTGTCTTTTGAAGCATTGCTTGAATCTCTTCAGGACTCTTCCTTGATAACTCATCTTCAAATTGTTCTGCTTCTATGTCAGCTACCTGTGTGTACTTCTGCAATACAGGATTAACCTGTGATAACGAGTCAGCAAGGTCCATCAACTTATTCCTACCAGCTCTACGCTGACCTACACTGTATTGACCTGCCCTTTGAATAGTAGGTTGTAAACCTGGAACTGCATCACCTAACCCTCTTACTTGTACTCGTTCGTCCATTATCTTACTTCTGTTTTAGGTTCTTTCGTAGGTATCCTACTACCAATATCAAGTCCTGTCCTGTATCCACTAAGTCCACCACTAATAGCACCTAATCCTGCTGTAAGAAAGCTAGGTCTATCTATAGGTTGTTGAATACTTATAAGTCTTTGTTGGGAAGCTAGTCCTGCCTGTTCTAATCCTAATTGTGTGCCTAATCCACTTAACTCCTGTTGTCTAGTAACAGCTGCTCTATACCCTGCTTCCTGTCTAGTATAGTCATCCATCAAAGCCTGTACACTAGCACCAGCAACTCCTGCTTCCCCTGCTGAAACTCTTGCTCTAGCTAACGCTTCTCTTGACTTTCTGCTAACTTGTTCAAGCTCCCTTGCAGTAGCTTCTTGCTCTTGTGCTTGACGCATACGGATAGAGGACTGTTCCTGTAACGCTCTTTGTCTTTCCGCTGCTGCTGACTGTGCTTGAAAAGCTGCTTGTTGTTTAGCTTGTTGCCTTTGCCCAGCATACTGTAAACCCGAAGAAGCAGCACCTATCGCTGCACTTGTTGCTGCAATACCTGTAGCCGTAGCAGAAGCTGCTGACGCTCCAAGTGCTCCACCTAATGCTGCAAAAAAACACATAATAAATTACTTCCTCTCTATCTTAAATGACTTATAACCAGGATAATTGCAATCCTGAAAACTAGCACCCAACCAAGTTAACCACCTGACACTGAGTGTATTAGCTTCCATGACATAGTTTGTTAAGCAGTCAAATCCCTCCATCAAATCATCTACCCACTCTTGTGATTCCTTAACAAATTTCTTCTTTATCGTATAAAATTTCCTAGTGCCTAACAACCAAGCAACGCCTACATTTCCTCTGGGACTCACTCCAAAGCAAGCTAACAATCCGTCTTGATCCGTCTTGACGCTATAGCATTTACTACTTGATTCAAATGATCCGTACACAGCATCTCTAGGGTGGTGCATTAAACCTATACATTCCATTATATCTTCTTCTCGTAAATCCTCATATAACATAGGAGCATCAAGGTCTGCCATACTAGGTTCTATTCTAACCTCCATAGCGTTTACTCCTTGATATAATTGTTGATTCAAACTCTGCTGCTAACAGTTTCACTGGTAAAGCACTAGAAGATTTAATTTCGATAGTGGCATCATTGGGTTGAGCTTGAACAGCAAACTTAAAAAATCCAGTCTCAGGTGTGAATTTATTAAGAGTACTGACAGAAGCTAACAAAGCTGGGTTATAAGTGTAAGTGTAAGTGTCTCTAAATTTAGGTGTAACTTCTACATTAAAGTGTCCTGTGTCTGCATATTCAATACTACCGTTACGAATAGTTTGATAGGTATAATCAGATGCAGATCGACCACCTCTTTCTGTAGGTTGTTTTAAGTTCTGCTTAGAGAACCTGTATAACATATCGTATTCAAAACCCACAAAGAAGTCATATTGACTAATGTATTCATATCCATCAGGACTCCAAGCAGGAGCAGAATCTATAAGTCCAGCAGCATTGTTCCAGTAGGCAGTATTAGTAGGTAAGATGGAGGACGATGAAGTATGTCCTACCGTACAGAGGTACAATCCACCTTCGTAGGAAACAAAACTTGCAATGAGACCACTTACAGCTGCTCTAGTAGGGTCTGCATTATCTATAGTCAAAGTTCTTTTATTACCGTTTTTTGTATAGAAAGACATACCACTTTGAAACTTAAAACCATTAGCACCTACAATCAAACTGACATTACTAACAGTAGTACCGTTGATACTTAAAGTAGTTCCTGTTGGATACCAACCACCTAATCCTACATAAGAAGAATTACCATCTACTCTACCATCTAATAATAAAGAGTAGTCCTTGCCTGTGTCTGTTAATCCATTCTCCATCGGTATCTCCTCTAAGTAAGTACCGTCACTATCTGTGGTAATTACATACAAGGTAGACTCAATAAATTTAAAACTTATGACCTTCCTGGTAAAAGTAAAAGACATCCAGGAACTCTGTATCTTTTCTCTGCCTTGCCAAAAGTATTTATACAAAAACAATTTATTATAGTTAGAGTTTGATTGTACAACTATCATATTCTCAGCTGCACTTCCTTCCATCCTTACGATGTTAGAAGGGATGTATTTATTAACTTGTTCTGTTATCTCGGCAGCTCCGTAAGTCTCTGTGTTGTTGTCCACAGTGTACTCTAGTAATCCTTCAAAGTTATTCCTTTTAAAGTTAAAGTATATGTAACTACTTAATGCCAACGGTCTTATACTTTCTGATACATCGTACTCAGTAACTGGAGAGATAGTAACAGTCTTAGGTGTTAACAAATCTGCACCTCTTAATACAAACTGTGTCTTTGAAGAAAATAACATTAGCTTCTCTTGAAAAGCTTGTGCGTATTTAAGTAAGCTTATCTTAGTGTGTGATATTCCTACATCTATAGGAGCAGAGTCAAGTAACGATTGTGTTGTGGTCCTGAAGAAATTAAAATATTCATCTGCTTCTGAGAACACTACTGAGTCATCAGCAAGAAATCCTAGTCTGTTTTTAAAGAAGAAGATGTCATTAATTTTCTTACCTTTAAAGGAAGGAAGAGGGTTACTGTTGTCATCTCCTGAATTTCTATTTACCCAATCAACAACCTTTAAAGTAAACCCTGTAATTTTACCTGTAGATGGTGTAGGCACTAGTCTAACTGGCATGGTATCTTCGTCTAAAGCATTATCAATAAATTGACTATCGCCAGTAGCAGAACCGTCTTGAGTCCACCCTACTGTTTCTACCCAACTACCTTCTCCAAAATCTTCATTATCTTTAGTTTTAAACCTGACATAGTAATCATCTTGCTCTAACTCTGCATCTCCTATTATCTTAATTCTAAAACCATTATAACAATTAGTTGGTAGGTCTGTAATACTAGATACTTCTTTATAAATAACACCTAGTCCTTGATTCGCTAGTCCATCAGTAACTCTTACTTGAAAATCTTTGTTTAAAGAATTAGTTATTTTAATTACACTTCCTTTATGATCAACGGTAAAAGGAGTTCCAGCAACTGTTGAAAATGCCCAATTAGCTGTGTTAGCCGTTGATGTTACCCTAGATACATAATCAGAGTATAATGAGACATCAAGCCACTTACTGCCTGATACATAAAACTTATCACTGTACATCAGTTCAACTACAGTAATCTGTAAATCAGCAGTTGGTATAAGACCTGTAGATGCAAAGTTAGCTCCTATGTGTGTCAAATTAACTCCAGTTATCGTACCGCTAGAGTCTATGACAGCTTCTCCTTTTGCAGTCTCTGCTGGTCCCGACAACCCTGAAGATTGATTTATAGTTACTTCTACTTTGTAATCAGTTACCTCGCTATTAATAGGTTTAAGATAACCTGCTCCTCCGTTAGGGGAGCTGATTGAAACTGTATTCATCACATTAACAGTGCTTGCAGGAAATCTCGTGTTTAAACAAGCAGTTAATCCACCTGCTATATAAGTGGTATCAGCATTTAAAGCTGCACTACTAGGACCACTAATATAGGTTGATTCAGTTTGTTTAGGACTTATGTGATCCCAGTCATGGTTACTGTTCTGTAAAGTTACTCCTTGATATGAACCTCCGACAGGAACTAATGCTCCGTCTATAAAAATACTGTAACCCTTTGCATAATCTCCTTGTTTAACAAAAATTAAAGCTTCCTTCTCTAAAGGGTTTTGTAATATTGATTTTGCTTCTACCGTCTTAGTTTTGTTAACAATAAAGGTAGAGTCTGCTATAGTTAAAGCTGTAAGGTCCGTAAGAGGATTAGAAACAGAGACATAAGTACCAGCGGTAGCGTCTTCAACAGTAATAGTCAAATCACCAGCACTACTGTTATTAACAGTTAAGTCTTTTGCTTTTAATCCATTAACAGAGTCATAAGTAATAACATATTTATTCTGTTCATCCCTATCTACAAAGTGTGTGAATAAATCAGAGCTAACATTAGCACCTAATGCAGTATCATATAAAAACCTACTATTAGGTCTTTTTACTAATCCCTCTACTACAGTAGACCAAGCATTAACTTGTTCATCACATTGTCCAGGGTATCTTAAATTGTCAGGTTGTTGTGATACACCTTGGGCAAGATTGGGAATACTGGTGTTAAGCAAAGGCATTACCTGTCAACTACTCTTAGTACGCTATAGTTATCAAAGATAGTTCTGTCTGCATTCTCAGAGTCGCTTTCAATAGCTCTAGCTTTAGCTTCTATTTCGTCTCTCAAAGCAAACCCTTCTATCTCTCTACTACCTAAGAATCTAGCAGCAAAAATTCGAGCTGATTTAACAGCTATGTAATGTCTAAATTGTTCAGGGAGTTCTTCAAACTCTAACTCAAAAGTAATAATAGCTTTTAAATCCTTGGTCCAAGTATCCCTGTGGTTTTTCCTGTCGTATAGTTTAAGACCTCTTTGTACAGGATCAGAGTCCGTGTATATCTCAGGGTCTAAGTCTACTTTTAAAGTGTTAACAGGAAGAGTAATCTTACTTGTAACCGAATCAGGAACAAGTGGGTAATCATACTCTGTGTTATAATGCCAACCTTCTGATTGGACAGCTTTACTGGTTTCGTCTAACACATGAGCTGCTTGTGTAACGGTTACAGGAACACTAGTTCCGCTTAAAGTATTAACAGGTGATTCTCCTATTACAGAGATCATTATGTTTACCGCTTCCAGTTTAGTTGTCAGTGCCATAGCTTAATAAATAAAAATATCAGTGAAGGGGAGCGGAACAAATCCAAACCTCCCCAACACCGAAGAGAGAATCCTAAGTTAGGAAACAAGTTCGATAGCACACTCAGGACGGAGGATTCCGTGTCCCATAGCATACTTAGCAACGAACAATGTACCTTGACGCTCAATCTGATACTCAGACTCAGTAGCAAGATCAAGTAACTTAACCGTTCCAACAGCTGCGGAATGTCCTACTATACCTAAGCTATTACGGAAGTCACCGTTGTATCCTACTCCACTGCCACCAAACAAGTCATTATTAGAAGCACCGTCTCCAGTAGAAACAGCTGACAAGTCAGTTGATGGAATGTGAGTTGACTTATAGATTGTGATACCAGCAACTTGTGCGATACTACCTGAAGCAAGACTTCCTGAACCTCCTACATCTTTATTAGCAGCAGAAGTATTGATAGCAACTGCACCACTACCTCCTGTAATAAGTTTGTAGTATTCACTGGGACGAAGGACAGCAAAGCGTCCGTCACCAGGAATATCGTTCTCGTCAAGCTTTTGAGCAGCTGTGAACAAGGCAGTAATTAACTCTGCACCAGTAGTAGCAGCTGGAGTACCAGGAGTATTTCCTGCACTGAAGTCATTATTAGCTACATCAAGTTGTCCACCTGTCTTACCACCAGTGATAACAGCAGAGCTACGAGCAGCAGCAATGAATGTTTTGGCGATAGCGGTATCAAAACGAAGTGCAAGAGCCTTACCTAACTCGTTAGCGTAAACTGAACGAATATCGTAGTGATTCTTTACATCATCAATGTTAGCTAAGAAAGTAGAAGCAACAAGCATCTTATCGATAGTTATTGTCTGTTCAGCTTTCTTAATGTCGCTGAGGTATGTGCTACTAGAACCACCTTCTTCAGCGATGTTCTCGCCTGGTGTGTGGTAGTTAGCTGTTGCAATACCTGTTACTGGGAACTGAGCGGATTTACCGTTCTCAATTGTACGAATAGTGTGTAAGGGTTTAAAAACATTGGACTCCTCAAAGGTTTGTAGAATTTCTCCACTGAACTTTTTAAGAAACAACGCATCCACATCTCCTGCGGAATTAACCTGACCTACACGACTGGGGTCTGTTATACCTTCTCCTGCCATAATATATGATCTCCTATTTTAAGTTTATAATTGTGTATGTATTTGTTGTGACTTTCGTTATAACTTTTGATCGAGATTGTCCACCGCAGTGGGTCTTGACATTAGTCGTACTAATTGTCGTTTAAAGTAAATTAAGTATTATAATTCCACTTAAACACAGAACAGTCAAGACAATAGCCTTTTCCTTTTTTGTCAGTGAGTTATATAATTTTATTAGTTTATTCATTTCTGTTGTGATTTATTGTGAACATAACGAGTGTAAATTAAAGGAACTACATTCCAAAGAATAACACCTACAAGACATAGTTTCAAGAAACCATATACTTCATCTAACATAGAGTCAAAGAATCCGTCATCCATCTTTTCATCTAATTGTTGTTGTACAAGTTTTTGCACATCTCCTTCAGATATAGCTTTTACTTTGTTGGCTAATCCCCTGTTTTCTTCCATCAACTTAGCACCTTCTCCTACTCCCCATCCAAGGGCAGCACCACCAGCAGCAGCACCAGGACCACCAAGACTACCAACAGTTGCTCCACCTACACTCCCTGCTAACGGATAAAAAGAAGCCTTGGAACATCCCCCAAAAAGAACCAGAACCAACACTGGCAAGAAAAAAGGAGGAGTCCAAGGCTTCATCACATGAACCTACCCAATAAAATTATAGATAATTCTGACTTACTGCAATGCGTCTGTCAATCTCTTCGTGATAACTTTTGTCACCACTTTTGTATCGAGGATCAGACATTGCACGAGCAAGTTCCTGATTAGATTTAAAAGGCATTGTAGATGAACCATTTACAGCACCTTGTACAAGTTTAGGACTAACTCCATTTTCTGCTTTAAATTGTGCGTATAATCCTTTAGAAGCAAGTTTAGCTTGTTCAACTGAACCGTTTTGTACGATTTCATCAAAAGTATCTATCTCTTCAGGAGATAAATTATCAGCAGCCCACTCTGCCATTTGATCCCAATTACCTTCAGCAACAGACTTAATAACACCTTCTTCACTTTGTTGAAGTGCTTGTTGACCAGCAGCGTAGCTATCTACTAACTCTTTCGGTAACCCAACTTCAGCAAGATTCTTATAGGTCTCTTCAGATATAACACCGTCATTCTCAAAGAACTCTTTACTAGCTTCCACAATAACATCATTAGTATTCGTATCTTCCGTAGTGGTGTCATCTGGTTGTTCTTCTTCATTGGTTGTTTCTCCTTCTTGTTCCTGTTCTTGTTCATTATTAGCCCCTGCTCCCATTTTCTTTTCAAGTTCGCTATAGGCATTAGCCATGTCCTCAGCACTTTTAAATTTTTCAGGTAACCAATCAGGTCTATCCTCTTGCGTTTCTTGTGCTTGCTCTTCAGGTACTGCCTCAACAGCTTCTTCCGACTCAGGGTCAATCTCCTGTGGTGCTTTCTCATTTATCTCTACTCGGTGTAACTCAGCCATATCTCTCTATTCTTCTTGTGGTTTTTGTGAAGCCATGTACTGCTCCTGTGCAGCATTGATAGCAGGTGCTACAGCAGGTCCACCCAACTTCATCATCATCTCTTGTTGTTGGGCTTGCTGCATAGCTTGTTGAATTTCTTCGTTTGACTTAATTAATCCTTCAGTCTCGATGCCTAACGCTGTGGCTCTTCTTTTGAAGTAGTCAGATACATTAACATACTGTGCAACTGCTTGAGGACCAACGATTTGATTAGCCCCTGCTAGGAATAGATCAAGCTTCTGTAAATCATTACCTCGTCCTAGTGCTTCAACACCAGTAACAATAGTAGGTTTAACAATGTCTTTAGGTAGCTTAGGAAGTCTTCCTTCTTTACCCATCCTTGCCATTAACCTAGTAACAACAGGCATTTGAAACTCTTGTGATAACAAAGAATAAAGACCACCAAGTGCAGCTTCCAACTCCTGAGATAACATTCTTATCTCCTCTGCTGTTACTCGTTCTGCATCTCTGACTACACCACTGTTAAGCAGGAAAGCTTGAGATAGTCTATCACTTATCCCATTCATTACTCCTTGTGCTGTACGAAAGTCATTGAACTTGTTAAGTTGTAACACAGATACATCCCCATCAGACCCTTGTACAATTGCACCATTAGGAGATTCAGATAAAGTCTTAGCTCTGGTTGTACCGTTAGGATTAACCATAAACAAGACCTTAGCTGCTGCTGCACTTCCTTCTACGATAGCTTTAGTCAAAGCTTCTAGAGATTTAAGATCACCTATATACTCTTCTACAAACCCACGACCATAGTCTTCGCCATCTATCCTGGTATATCTAAGAGGTAAGAAGGGAGTCTTTTCAACAGGATACCTACCCTTTGACTCTTCTATAACAATCCCTTTTACATCTTGTTGCACTACAAATTCATTTCCTTCCCTAACTACAGAGGTATATAGATCACAACTATTTTCTTTTTCTTGACGATATACCTCTTCTCTTACAGACTCAGGTAGCATCATCGGAGCAACGGTCTCTTTGATGGCTATGTGTGTTACATTACCCATTGGGTCTCTTTTAACACAGTACCTATCAAGCCTAAATACTCTCATCCCACCGTCATCTGGTAAGTATAATAAAGTATTACCTGTGACTAATAGATTCTTTAACGCTTCAAATACTCCTACTCTAAATGCTTCAACTTCTACTTCTTGAGATACACTTCGCTCTACATCTGCTAAAGCTTTCTCTAAGTCAGATCGTAGTTGCTCTCCTCCCTCTGGTCCTAATTCCTGTTTTGCTTTATCTAATTCATACCTGTCTATAACAAGACGAAAGAACGGTGCGTTAGGTGGTAACAATGCTAACAAAAGCTTAGATGCTAGATTGTTAACTCCTCTAGCTCCTACTCCTTGATATGGTGTGTAATACTTAGTAGAATAACTATGCCCATCAGGTGGCATTATGTAAGGAATGGTTAACTCAGATGAGGTACGACCTCTATCCAAGAAAGACCACCTTTGGTTCTCTAAAGAGTGGTATAGACCTTGAGCTGTTTCATGCATGAGTTAAAGAGGTTTTTCAGAAGTCCACTCGTCACCACTTAAAACTGCGAGTATCTCTGAATGTGTATAAGTATGTTTACCGTAAAGAAAACGAGGTTTCGCACCTTCATACTTAACAAAAGTTTGACTACCATCAATTGAAAATTTAAGGGTACTTTCGCTTGTTTCCTCGACCTTGCTAAAATCAACAGAGTCTACTTCGTCCGCATTGATTATTACATATTTTCTGCTCATAATAATTATTCAAATTAGCTTGGAACATCACTTGTAAAAGCTGCACCATTATTTAAAGTTGCGTTTTGTTTAGTCCCGCCAACTCCTTGCCCAACATCCGTTACAGTTGTACCCGCTCCTGAGTCTGAGTCACCCATTCGCCACCAAGCAGTAGGTTTAGTACTCAAAGTGTCAAGGTCGTGGGGAATACCACTGTTGTAAATTGTGGCTATGTCACCGCCAGCGGTTGACCCTGCACTTACACCACCGTCTGAAAGTGCGGACTGCCATAAAGCAAATTCATCCACAAATCCCTCGTATCTGTCATTAGCGAGACCAGGTTTTGAACCTGTGCCTACTCCCGAACCACCCATAGTGATACTTGTACCCGATCCAATTGATCCTACCGATTTTTTAACACCATTTAAATATATGTTTATATTAGTAGAATCGCGGACAACAACCCCATGGTTCCAAGCATTTAAATTTATGCCCGATCCTGTATAAAATCCACCACCTGCATAAAATTTATAGTTATTACTACTGTCAATAAATAGTCCCCATTCCGCTCCTGTGGTGTGAGAACTTAATAACATGACAAAAGAACCTGCATAAGCAGTAGGCTTAAACCAAGTCGATAAAGTTAAATTACTAGTTCCAAAATTAAATATGCCAGGACTTCCATAGTCAATATATTCATTTGTTCCATCTAGGGTTACGCTGAATCCGTTTGAAAATGCTGGTGTTCCGTCTACAGGTACATCAAATCCATACAAAGTACCAAAGGCAGGTCTGACCAACTGATTGGGCATTGCTGTTATCTCGCTAGGTTTACCTAGCTGATCTGCAAAGGTGATAGACATTACAGAGAATCAGTAGAACCAGTTGCAAAGACGCTATAAGTACCGTCTGTTCTAGCTGATACATTTCCCCTGATCTGTTCGTAGTGTCCGTGATCATCTCTAACTACTACAGCACCGTTAGCTGTAACAGCTTGAGAGTGAATGACATACCAAGCACCACCGATGTACGCTTCTATATCTACCGTACCTCCTGTGGTTACTGATGAAGAAGCGATTACAAAGGTCCAACCCTTAGAACGCTCTACTAAGAATGAACTGCCAGCTCCTGTTGTTGTAACAGATGATAGCAAAGTCTTTTTTAAGAGTGTGCGAAGCATGATATTATTTTGTTATGTTGTTATTAAGATGACATATAAACACCAGTGCCACCAGCTGATCCACCTAATGTAGGTCTTGAACGCTTGAGCTGTGCTTGTGCTCCCATCTTCCTCTTCTTAGGTTGTGTCTGACGAACAGTCTTAGAAGCTTCAGCAACAGGTGGTGGAGGTGGCGGTGGTGCTGGAGGTGGTGGAGGAGGTGGAATATCTGGTGCTGACATACACATAGCTAGTCTTTTGTTAAAATGTTTTGTTGTAGTTGATCGTTATAAGTTTGTCTAAGGAATCTAATTACAGATACTTGACCAATCTTAAACCAAACATCTTTTTCTGTGTTCGTCAAGTCAGGACATTTGTCAGGATATAATTGTTCTAATCGTTTAACCAAAGCCTCGCTTATAGCTGGCATTAATTCATCTTCCATTATTGCGTGTCTCCAGTCCATATATATATTGGTGTCATTTCTCCTACATAAGCACATCCGATGTTAAAGTCAAAGTATTCTATTGCTTCCTCCATTGTCATGTTAGTAGGTTCTTGCATCATTTTCTCTAACATAAGTTCTATAGAATATACTATTTTTCCTTCTTTATAATCAGTGCCTATAATAGCTTCATCAAAGCCATCAGCTTTTAACGGTTCGTTTTCTTGTGCTCTTGCTATCATTTATTATAACTCCTATCATCTAGTTCTTGTGGTAATCTTCCCTTTCTTATCCTATCCTCGGTCCACAGGAAAGCACTCGCATTCCACAGTATAGCACCTGCGTGATCTTCTCTATTATCTCCTTCACTTAATGCTATCAGATGTCTACTCATGCTGTCTATTAATCTACTTAGTGGGAATCCGTTTTGCCAGTTGTTATCTCCGTAGAGTTTTCCTCCTTCTTCAAATCGTTTGGCAAGGGATCGAAGGGCGATTGGAGGAATAAGGCTGAATCGTCCTCGTCCAGTAGCCCTGTCACGCTGTGCACCAGTGATGTAATTTTCCTTTTGTCCGCTGTTTGGTAGTTCTTCGGTGTCCATAATCTTGTTATTTGTTTTTGTTTTTTATTGTACTCTTTCTTTCTTAGTAGTCTTGCCATCCACGCATTAATTAAAGCTTCCTGTTCTGTCTGTCCTTTCTTCTCGTACATTGCTACAACAGATTCCCAAGTGTATCCATATTTATCCAACCAACTTTTAGCTGCAACAGGACCAATACCTTTGACTCCACTAAATCCATCTGTAAAATCTCCCATCAATGTCTGTATCAAATGAAAGTTATCTGCTTCCTCTTCTGTTGGTTCATGATATTCATCTCTGTTATAATCATAGAAGATTCCTGGTACTCCTTTGAAGTCCTTGTCTATAGACACTATAATACGCTTGTCTTTCCAATTAGGATACTCAGTAGCTAAGATACTTAATATATCATCAGCTTCTATGTTAGCCCATAGTTGTGCATTTAGTTCATTGATCATCCATTCCCTCATAGGCTGCAAGATAATAGGTAATACAGACTTTCTTCTATTCGATTTGTAGTCAGGGAATAGTTTCCTACGGAAGTTTGCTCGATCACTAAGTGCTAACACGACTTCATCTGCTTTGAGTAAATCTTTGAATTGTTCTATCCTTGCAATGACCCGATTCTTGGCTACTGCCATATCTGCGTGTACAGTCCAAAGCTCCTCTTCCCATTGTATATTTTCTTGTGCTACGATTGATGATTCAAACGCTAATATATCTCCGTCAATTAGTATGGTTGTTTTACTCATAGAATATGCTCCAGTTCTCTTGGTATTTTTTATGTTTTGATTTACTGTTAGGTAGGATATTTAACTTTAAGGTTAATCCTTTTATTTCTTTTCTTGGTATCATCCACCAAGTATCTTCAGGTATTAAATAACATCCCACTACATCTATTGTATCGCACATAAGATTTTTATTTGAACGACAGTTAACAACATAAGTATTAGCACTGTTTTTATGAGTTGTTGATTTAATTTGTACTTTTAAAACACCAGCTGGGCAAGTAACAAGGAAGTCCCAAGGCATGGGTGTAGTAGGAAGGTGAGGTTCAAAATCTCTTTCTAAACATTTAGTTACAAACCTAGACTCAGCTATCGCTCCTATCCGATGACTTTTTGAAGATGGCATAGTATATGTTAGATCAACTGTATCGTACATTTCTGCAACCTTCAAGTAGTAATCATAATCTAATGTGTCTCTGCCCATGACTCTCCTACTTTATATTCACCGTCCATTGGACACTTCATTTTTAACTCTCTACCTGCTGATTGAATTGCTTTGATTGCTAATTCTCCATATATATCTACAAGCTCAGGTTTAACTTCAGCTTGAAACTCATCGTGTATGTTACCAACGAATGCATACTCTCTTCCGTGTTGCCATCCAATACTTGTAAGCTTGGTGTGTAGTTTAATTAAAGCTACCTTCATTAACACAGCACCAGCGGATTGAAGTAACATATTAAGTGCAGCGTGTTCACTTCTGATGGGTAGAATCCTACCGTCCAGTCCTATTAAACATCCGTTCTGTTCTGCTTTTTCTTTGATCAACTGTTTTAGTATTTGTAACGCAGGTAAATTAGACAAAAACTTCTTCTTTAATCTACTGCCATCTTCTGCTGTTCCCTCTACAATCTCTCCTATCTTTGCATCACCTGCTCCGTAAAGGAAGCCGTAGATGAAAGTCTTAGCTTGATCTCTTGTCTTTAACCCTGCTGCCTTTTGATTGACTGAGTGTATATCTCCTTCAAGTATAGCTTTGGTGTACTCTCCTCCATCCCACCTAGACAGGTAGTGTGCAAGCATTCTCAACTCTAAGCCACTCGCATCACAACCTACTAACTTATAACCTTTTTGAGTTGTAAATAAAGAACGACACTCCTCGCCATACTCTGCTCTAGTAGCTGGTACTTGAGCAAGGTTAGGTAGGCTATGAGTACATCTGCCTGTGACTGCTCCGTTAGTGTTGACTCGTCCGTGGATTCTGCCCTCTTTAACTAGTCTAAGCCATCCATTCTTACCTTCAGCCAGTTGTCCTAGTCGCTTGACCACTAACAAGTACTCCAGCAAAAGCTTCGCTGATGGATGATTAATTGCTTTCAAAGTAGACTCATCAATCTTAACAGTCATGCCATCATTCGATAGAGGTATTTCAAAACCTAAAGCTTCTAGTCTTTCTTTGATTTGCTTACGACTACCAGGATTAAAAGGTATGATCTCCTCCTTTACATCTAATGGTACAGCTTTGTTAACTAAGTTCTGTACCATCCCTCTACTCTTCAGTATATTTTTAAGTTCTACTTTAGTAGGTGCGTTGATAACTTCCACTCCGTCCATATGTTTAATCTCCAATGAATAACCCTTCGGAGTCTTCATCTTGTTAACAGTAGGTTCAAACATTTCTTGTAACTTATCTTGTAGCTTGGCTCGCACTGCGTTTAACTTCTGCTCTAGTTGTTCAGCTTTATCTACATCAAACGCAAACCCTTGACTCTCTTGTAACCTGATGATGTAAGCGAACCAATGTTCGACAGCTAACATCTTCTTGCTAGGTCCTAGTTTTGCTAGGTATTCATACAAGGTCATAGTTACCATTACATCTCGTTCACAATACTTCTTCATCTCTTCGTTGTATTGATCGAACGCATCTTCATTCTCTCCGTAAGTAAGCTTTAACATCTTACCCATCCTATGCCCCCAAGCTTTCAAGCTGTGACTACCTACCATAGCAGGGTCAAAGTCCTTACGCTTGAAGTCATCTTCTCTCAAGTCAGGATGTAAACATCTACTCATAACGAGAGAGTCTTGTACTTGGACCAAGGGTGGATGGAAGTTATACAACTTAGCTAACGCAGGTAGATCAAACCTTATCACATTATGTCCTACAATCTTGTCTGCTTTGCTTAACATCTTTAATCCTTCCTTTATACCTTCCCCTTGAAATGTAATCATCTTACTGGCAATAGGATCATAGATGGATATGCAATGACATACCTTGAGGTCACTCAGATTAGTGAAGTCCTCGATTGGATTTGTTTCTATATCAAAAAATAGTATTTTCATTATGCTTGTTGTATTATTGTTCATTCATATTATTAAAACGGACTCGATCCGTTGTTGGTTGTTATTGTTTTGTCTTTGAAGACATCTTCACACTCTGTGTACCTACCGCTGTCTTGATTATAAAATAATGTAGATGCCAGCCCAGTCTCACCTGAGAATCTATTCTTTAAGACTCTTACTTTTGTTTCGTTATTGTTTTCTTTTTGTTGATTTCTCTCTAGTCCTATTACCATATCACTAAGTTGTGGTATCGAATGACTACCTCTAAGGTCTGATAACCTAGTTACCCCACCCTCTTCATGTCCTCCACCATTCGGTGGTCTTCTAAGGTGTGATACTAACACCATTCCACATCCAGTCTCTTCTACTAAGCTTCTAAGTTGTGTCATTGTATTATCGATTAACCGTCTTTCATCGTCACCTTGGATACCACTAACCACAATAGATAAATGGTCAAGGAATATCCACTTACAACCTAATCCTTTGCAAAGGTAGCGTATCTTTGATAATAGATTATCAGATTCTGTACTGCCAAAATGGTCATAGGTATAAAAGTTCTTATTACCCATCGTCTCATCGAATGCTTTGCGTAAATCCTGCTCGTTTAAATCATTCTCTAGGTGCAAAGGTTTGTTAAGATGAATGCCCATGATACCAAGTGCAGTTCTTCTTACTGATTCTTCCAGTGCTATATAACCTACAGTCTCGCCAAGTCCAAGGAGATGGTGACAAACTTCACGACAGAACAAGGACTTCCCAATCCCTGAACCAGCACAAAGTGTCACCAACTCTCCTCGTCTTATACCGTGTGTCATATCATTCAAAGAAACATACGGATAAGGTTGTGACTCAGAAGTATCCTCCTTTATCACAGCTTGCCATATATCTTCTCCTCCTACTATGCCATCAGGTCTGTATTCCCTCGCTTGCCATAAGCAATTCACCAACTCCTCGCTACGCTTTGCCACTAACATATCATTAGCATCTTTAAGTGGCAGTTCAGCTATGTATGCTTTACCAGGAGTCAAGAGTGCTGCACATTTTGCAGCTCCATCTCTTCCTGGATCATCGTTATCAAAACAGAAGATTACCTTTTCAAAAGATTCCAACCAATCAATCGCTTGACTGACATATTTCTTTGCTCCTCCTGCTCCGTTAGGCACACTAACCACAGCCCACTTGTTTCCGAAGGCTTGACTGACACTTAACGCATCAATCTCTCCTTCACACACTACTACTCTTCTTCCACCACTACTCCAAAGGTGCTGTCCGTATAAGCCATACAGCTCTCCTTTGATAGAAAAAGTTTTGTTAGCGAATCGTAGTTTCTGTGCGACAAGTGCTCCGTTCCTACTCTTATAGTTAGCGATGTGTACTGGTTCTCCGTTGTGAGTTCCAATGTGATACCCCCACTTCTGACAAGTCTCTTTAGTTAAACTCCTTCTAGCTACTTCTTGTGGTTTGCCTTGTATAAATGCGGTATCGTTGGTTGTTGGTATAGTCATAGTTTGTTGTCTGCCTCGACTGTATGTATTACAGCTGAAACACATTGTGCTTCCATCTGCGTTGACTGAGAGAGCGTCACTCGATCCACACTTTGCACACTGCTGATGCGTTCTAGTAAAAGCCATGACTTCGGTACTTGTTTATGTGCATATAATATTCCTTTCTTTTCACACCAACTTGCATAAGTGGTTTTGCTGCCTTTACGAATCTTGTTGTAAGCGTTTTCAAATAGCAGCCTAATGTCTAAATCAGGATGTTGTTCTTTAATTAACAGATGCTTAGACCTATCCTCCGTGACCCACCTTCCCTTAGTTTCAATAATAATTCCATTGGGAAGAATGAAGTCAGGAGTATAAGTGCTAAGTCGCTCGTACTCAATGACTAAAGATTCGTATGTATACTTTATACCACAGCGTCTTAGTTGTGATGCTATTCTCT